ATCCCCAGCTCGTCGCCGTTGGGGAAAATTATATCAAAAAACGAATAACAATCGTTGCCCGTTTTCATAAATAAGCCGGCTATATAATCGTTCCCCGGGTCGCCGCTGTTTCTTTTCGCGGTCATTGAAATGGTAATGGATTTAGCTGTTACAAGTCTTTTAGTCCAACCTTCACCGTCCATCGGATTCCATTCCTCGACTCCTCCGTCAATGCTTATGGAAAGCCCTTCGGCGTCGCTTATGGTTTTAGGGCTTTTAGGCATTGCCTGACCGTCCGTGAAATTTAACCCCGCCGTATCTATTCTAAAGGCAATATCATAATTTGCGTGAACTCCGGAGGTATATTTAACTGATTCTCCAGCCATATTAATCATTCCTTCCTTTCATAATAAAAATCGCATTCAATTACATATTCATATATACCGTTTTCATCCGTATCAACCGATACAGGCTCATCGAGCAACAGCATTACGAACAGTATTCTGTTTCCGTTTATTACCGAATTTCTCGTACTGTAAAGCTCATTCCACAGCCGCTGAGCGGCGCGCTCTGTTTCACGCTGGCTTTTATTCCAATGGCAAAGCAGAGAAACGGACCTTACGCCATAGCTGCTGTTTTTCAATCCTCCCACCGGTATATTCGGCGGACGAGAACGTTTCAGATTATAAACTCCTATACTCTTGAAGTTCTTATCCGGCATTTTGCCGCTGTAAACCTTTTCGTCGTCAGTTATTCCCATTGTTCCGATAAAATCGCGTATATCGGACAGATAAAGCATTTCATACCCCCGTTTCCCGTTTATAAAATTGCTTAAACGCCGCCCTGACCTTTAAATTCTTTTTCCCTCCGTCCTTGTAAGGCTCAAACCATTTTCCGCCGGCATAGGGATTTTCGCCCTTATCAAAATTATATTCAGGGTGAAAATACAGCCGTCGGGCGTAGGGTCCCTCAACGCAGACGAATACCTTACCTATTTTACTTTGTGTCGAATCGATAAAATGCTTTTCGTTCTGTAATGTTCCGGCGGTTGTCTTGCCCGCCGCTTTTTCTTTTTCCGTCGGCACGTCGAACGGTATCGTCTGCGATTGCACAACATCGGTGTGGATAAATTCGGCAGTTTTTTCAAGAGCCGTTATCTGCGCGCGTTCAAGCTGTTTAATAGCTGTTTCATTCAGCTTTATATTACAGCTTACATTTTTTTGCATTATATCAGATCCAATCTTGTATAATTTACGGAGCCGTCAGGATTTCTCGCCTTTTGTCCTTTAAAAATACGCCTTAAACTTCCGTTTACCGTTACCGTACCGCCTGTTATATTCGGTATTTCAGGCGCTATATCGCCGGTGAAAAGAACTGTACCGGAAAGTTGTATAAGCTTTTTTTCAGCGGTGAGAATTGTTTGGCCGCTATCCTGATAATTGCACATTTCTTTTATAACAACGCTTTTATTCGGCTCTCCGTATTTATTAAGCCCTTCCTGTTCTATTTCAACGATAACGGGAGTTCTGCACAGTCTTTTCGGCACAAGACACGGATATTTCAATTTAATCACCTCATTAATCTGCAGCACAGACCTGTCTGGGACAGCAGCGCGTAAACATCGCTCCTTATTGCTACCCCTTTATCCGTGTAAACGTTCCACGAGCTTCCAAACTGAGCCGATACCCCGTTGATACTATAGCCGGAAAGTATACTACCGATTTCGTCGGCATTTTCATATTCAAAATCCGCTTGCAGACAAACCACTTCGCGGATAATGTTCTGCTGAAAAGGCGTAAGCTCAGAAAATCCCCGGCCCACTATCCTGTTGTAGGTCAGGGAATCAACGTGTCTTGACGCAAAACCGAGGTATTTATTACGAGATTCTTCCGGTATTGTCGTACCGCCGTAGACGTCGGCATAATATGCGCTGTCTGCGTACATCATTTGTTTTCCTTTTTAGGCGGCTTCGTTTCACGTTCGGTTTTCAGCTTTTCAAGCTCTGATCTTACCTTTTCATATTCGCTGAACGGTACGCTTTTGCCTTTGCCGTAGGAAACTATATTTCCGTCTTCGTCTTGTATATCAAAGCCGCGGCTTATGTACGACTGCTTTTCCTGTTCGGTTATATCGTATACCTTGTTTCCTTTTATCGCTTTCATTTTATCATCTCCTTATACGCTTTCCTGTTCCGTATTCTCTTCCTCAACAGTTGCCGGCTCTACGTTCATTGCACAACCGTCTTTTTTCATCTCAAGCAAAAACAGATCCCCGTAATTGCGGTTCTGATACAAATAACCGTCTGCGGTCCTGCTGTCTGTTCCAGGAGTAAAAAGCTTGATATAGCTGTACTTATCCCTACAAACAACGCAGGATGGATGAATAAGAATAAAGTTTATTTGTCTTGCCCCGTCTGCCGGAGTACAGCCGTCCGTAAAATTGTACTGCGTTTTCATTCTGGCGGATGGAACGCTTTTTATTTCAACGTTATCAAGACTATGCACCCGCCTGTCAATTCCCGACTGGCTGCTCACATCGATATTACGCTGAATACCTTCCGCGCGTTTAAGAAGCTTTTTGACAGTCGGAGTTGCGTACAGAATTCTGCCCTCCTCCGGCACTGCCGCCTCGTCCATTGCGGTCATCATATCGTCAAATTTATCAAGTATATTAGCCGCTGTCAAAACGGTAGCGTCGATATTTCCGCCGTAAGTTGTAAGCTCCGCAAAAAGCTTAGAAAAACGATAGCTGTCCTTTTCGGGAATAGCACGCTCAGTCTCAAATGTGTTCTGAATATTTGCAACTGAAAGCGTGAGATTAGTTTCGTCGATATCCATCGGATCGATGAAAAACTCTATATCTCTGTCATGTTCAAGCTTTTTAGGCTCCCAATCGTTTGACATAGTACCGGAATTAAAGCCCGGCGTTCTCGAGTGATCCTTGTAACCGCTAAGCGTCATTCTTGGAAGCTTGATAGTCTGAGCATTGATAAACTGCACCTGCATATTGCTCTTAGTCAGTGCGTCTGAGCAAAGCTCCTTTGAATATTTCTCCTGAAGCAAGCCTGTAAAGGTTGTCGCGTAATCATATACTGCCATTTATATCATCCTTTCTTGTATTAAAGCCCGAACGCCGCTTTAAGAGCGTCGTTGTTCGCGTTATTGTCTCCGGAATCTCCATCGGCCCCGAATTTAAAGCCTTTAGCTCCGCCGACCTGCGGCTTTAACTGGGGTATGTCTTCTAATACCTTTGCTATAGCGTTTTTCAACGCCTCCTGATTGATCTTTCCGTCTTCTCCGGTAACTCCGCTCATATCCGCCATTTTAAGAATATACGGCGCTGTCTTTACGTCAATTCCCATTGTAATGGCTTCCAGAGCGCCGGCTCGCTGAATCTCTGCCGTCAAGGCGGCTTTCTGCGCCTGTGCAAGCTGCGACTGGATTTCATTCAAATCGGGAGTATTCTTTGCCTTTTCCTCCTTATAGGCGTTGATCGCGGCTGACATTTCCTCCTGAGACAATCCCTGACGTTTAAAATAATTCCTGAGTATTTCCGATTCCTTCTGTTCTGTGCCGTTTGCAACAATTTCGGCGATTTTGCCGTAGTCAATTTCGCGGGCATTAACGGACTGCGTATCGGAATTGCCAGCATTTTGATTCTGTCCTTGATTCTGATTGTTTACGGTAGCTTCTTCTGCCATAACATTACCTCCAAAAAATATTTAAGCAGTTTTATGCCGTGCTCAGGGCATGAAAAGAGCGCTCATAAAAGCGCTTAATCAATAGTTTCAAAGTTTACCGGAATCCACATATTCGGATTGAAGTTAAGCGTATAGTGGTAATTATCAACGTAATTATCCGTAACATCTTCGACCGTATAAGTAACGTTATCTGATAGCCCTATAAAATGCTTTTTATATGCGCCGTTTTCATCTTCAACTATTATTTCAAGCTGATTTTCTGCGGTATCCACATTTAAGGACATTTTTCCGGTCATTTGAAAAAGTACATCGCCCTGAATGCAGTTAATAACGGTTATTTGCCTAATTGTGTTAAAGTTATCAGCTTGCTTTGAAATATTGTACGATACTCTTTCAGACTGTCTTTGACATCCGACAGACAATGCCGACATCAACGTCAGCCCCATTACGGCTGCAAGTATTTTCTTTGATTTTCTTTTCATAATTCTACCTCTTTCTTTTTTAGTGATATATAAAAATAACGCTCCGGCTATTGCCGAAACGCTTAACAAGCTATTTTCTTAACATTCGTTACTTCTATGAAGCTTTTTATCCGGTCGTAACCCCAGCCGCAATTAATCAAAGACGACACGAGCATTTCCATGCTTTCTATATCTCTGAGCTGTTCCGCTGTAAAACAATCGCGGAGATTATCTTTTTTGGGAATACCGTAATGCTCTCTCAGCTTATTGGCGTTCATGCCGAACAAAACCTTGTAAATGCAGTTTGTATATGTCGAATACGCATGACCGCGCATTCTTTCGTTTTCAGTAGACTGCTGCAAGGCTTTCGTGAGCGACTGCCTGACTGCGATCCCCTTTTCTCGTTCTATAAGCTTGCCCTTAAGAATATTTTCCATGACTTCAAACTGATTTATATAAGCCTCTTTAAAAGCGTCAGCTTTTTTGCCTGTGTAGCCCATTACCAAAAATGAGAATCCATTTTTTGTCATGTAATAGCACGGCTGTTTACGGCCTTGCTCATTAATGTATGTCGACTCCGCAAAATTGCGGAGTCGGAATTTGTCTGAACAGCCAAGATTACGAATAGATTTCAGCACATCATCATGACGTTTCTCAAACGTCTCCGCTACATCAAGACTGCTTACAACAGTTACTTCCTGCTTGTTGATTTTCGATACTTCTACTAACATAGTAATAATCCTTTCAGTTATTTTATTTTTGGGCATAAAAATAGCGCATACCTTTAGGCATACGCTGATTTGTATTAAATTGTGATATAACTAAACCGCCTTATCAAGGCGGCTATAACAACTTTAAATCTTCTTCACTGCAATTAAAAAGTGGAAAATCTCCCCCATAACCGTCTTTGCGTTTTCCTTTGATGTCACTTTCAACAGTTATTACTGTTTTGCTTCCGGTTTTTACGATATCAACTATTGTACCGGGGAGATTCTTCGATTTTATTATAACTTTATCATATAAATTAAACAATAATATCAATCCTCTCTATGACCGGTTATCAACCGTGGTTTACTTTCTGGAGTATCTTTTCTCCAAACAATTCGGAATCTTTTCTTATTATTAACACCGAGATACATAAATGTGCTGAAATCCTCTGTTCCATCCTCATTCTTTTTTATATCTAAGACTTTTGAATTATCAAACTCCGAAGTGATATCATTGAAAAGGCGTTCATAATCATTCTCATTGTATCCTACATCAAAAAATTCCTTGGAATGTTTTGCGCCTGGTTTTAATAGAAATTTATTGATTTTATCGGGATGAATTTCAATTCTTTCACTTGCCTTTATTATACCACTTCTACTTGAATTGTCAATATAATTTTCCGCCGTTTTTTTCCACTCGTCAGCTTTTTTACCGTACATGCGCCTATTGTCTTCATCAAGAAAATTTTCGGACATTCTTCTGAACTTTTCCGACTGATTTTCGGCATACCTTCGTTTCTGTTCGGCATTGTACTGTTCTATAAGCTCCCGCCGTTCTGATTCTGTATAAGGTTTACCCTCGTCAGAAATACCCTCAAAATACGTCGTATGACCGTCCTTACATCTCGGGTGGTAAAGTCCCTTTGCTATAGCTGTACTCATAAGCATATGCTTTCCGTCCGGTCTGCCCCCGCTCCATACATCGTCGATAAGTACTTTGCCTACAAACGGAGCGCACATAGGGCACGGATTGCCGCGCTTATTCATAATAACAAGGCTCTCGCCCCATTCCCTGCGCATTTCCCCTTCTCCGGTCAAATACGCCCTTTTGCCTGCGGTTGACAACGACATAGATATATAATCACGAATGCCGTGTCTCGCTCCGTTCTTGTATTCAATACAGTTTATTCCGGCTCTTAGAAAATCCTTTGCCGCCATGTCAACAGCCTTTTCATATGTTCCCGCCCCGCTTGCCGCATAAACCTGAGCGTTAAATACGATCTTTCGATACTGATCGTTTGCCATACGAAGCACGGCATGCTCGGCGCGTTCAGCGTCGTTAACGGTCGCCCTTATCAAAGCGTCCATTTTACGGGTATTCATTTTTATGAATTCTGCTGACGTTTCAGCATGACCGCTGAATATATGTTTCGGCTTATAACCCTTTTTAATAGCTTCCAGTATTTTTATTTCCTGATTTGCCGATCCGTCGGCTCTCTCCTGTCTGATAAATTCATCTATTCTTGCATTAAGAGAAGCAAATTCCTTGGAAAATTTCTTTTTATTCTTCCGGCGGTATTCTTCCATAACCTTCAGTTGAATGGTCTGCCACATTTCCCAGTTATAGCCCTCCTTTGTTTCTTCCGCGCGGTGGCGTTTAAAGTTGCGGAACATAGACGAAATCAATTCATTCTCAATACGGGCAAAAGCTTCGCTGATATCGTAATCAGGCATATTTTTTATACCTCCGGTTCAATCGTTTCAGAATCAAACGTATCGTCATTAATCAGAGTTTCGTCAATCTGCGCTATGCCCTGCTCTTCCTTAAGTCTTTGTATCTCTTCCGCTTTCCATTGCTTGTCCTTACTGTCCCCGTACAGTTCCTCAACGCTTGCCTCGATACTCATAATACCTCCCTGCTTGGCCTTTGATACCGTTTCAACCTGAGATTCAAACGAAGGGTTAGCATATTCTCCGAACGGAATACTGACTTCGACTTCCTCCGGAGCTTTTCCCAGAGACATAATATACGCGTTTATACAGGCGGCCGCTAATTTAGGAAGCTGCTCCTGCATAGCTTCAACTATAGCGTTTCTTGTATAAAGAGTCGCCTTTTCTTTTTCTCTCTGCGCCTCTGCGTTATCAAGCTTTTTTACGTCGATTCCTAATGTCGAGGGGCTTATAATCCCCTGCAAGCACAAATCAAGCGCGGTTACATAGCTTGCAAGATAGCTGTCGTGGGGAATGTCGGGCTGCTTTACTTCAATACCCGGTCTTCCGTCCTCGGCAAACGCGCTTGCGGTCTGAATAAATCTGTTGTCAAACGGGTTTGGTTTCAACAGCGTTCCGTTATTCTCATTTTTCGGGATCATATCCTCCGGTATATAGGTTTTCGACCTTCCGGCACGCAGCGCGTCCATCCACTGCGACCATACCTCGTCAAAGGCGTCGAAGCTGTCCAGCTTACCGTCGAAAATACTTCCGCCTCTGTTTTTATATTTTGCGCTTTCAAATATTTTAAAGGGTACTGCAAGTATCTGCGACCTATCAAACGCAATAACAGGTTTAAGATCGCTAAGAGCTGAGACTGCGCTCATATCAACGGGCTTACCATCACAGCAGAGCTCGCTTTTTATGTAACCGAAGCCGTAACGCTCACAAAGTATATATTCTCGTCTATGCTCCCTGAAAAGCGTTTTGAATACGACCTCATGAAGTCGTCCGCGTCTGTATACAAGCTCTATTCTTTCGCCCGGATACCATTCAAGCACAGGATATTTGCTTATATCAGAATCCATTGTAATCTTGAAAGCGCCGTCGCCGATAAAAAGGAGCTCTCTTAAATTTGCTTCAAGATTTTTTCGGAAACTGTTTTCATTTTCGATATTGCTCCATATATCTCCATGCGCGGGTTTTTTAAACTCAAAGTCGTTCATATCTGAAAGAGTAACCGAAACAAGCGTTTTGACGATCAACGACGGAAGTCCTGTATGTATTTTACGCATTTCCATTCCACGCGAGCATTTAGACGCCCAAAATTTATATTTATCGGCATATTCTGAAACGCTGCCATAAAGCTGTTCAAGCTCGTTTCCGTCTCCTCTGTACCATATCCGGTTACGGATAGCATTTACTTCAAAATCCATAACCTCGTTTATCTGTATGCTGTAGGGATTTGCGGGCATAACGTTTAGCCAGCTTCGCAGCCCCCGTTTTATATTCTCGCTCAATTTCTGTATTACACCCACCTTTTCACGCTCCTAACAAATACATAGTTTCCGCACCCCCCGTTGTCGCGTCGGGCGCGTCGTCGTGACGGTTGTCTCCGTCGCGCTGATATTTTATCATTGCGCTGTAATAATCCGGCCATTTGTCTTTCCAGTTCTGCGGAAAATATACATGCTCCATTATCCATGTGGAATTTGAAATGATTCTCGCTTTCTTATTTTTCGATTGATGGAACCATTTTACAACGGTCTGATTGCTTGAAAATTGTTCCCGCAATATGCGTATAACGTTTCTTGCGAAGCCTGAACCGCCGTTATTACTTTCTATCCTCGCCTTGTTTACCTTAAATTCAAAAAATCTGCCCGCAGTTTCTTTTTCTGTTATTTCCATTCCTTGCTGAGTATAATAAACATCAAGTATATACGCCTCTTTCATATACGCGCCCCAGATTACACAACACAAATAATCGCTTCCTTCGTCCGCCGTATCAGTGTAGCTGTATATTCCCTCTAAAAGGCTTCTTCCACCGCTGTCCTGCGGCAGCTTATTATAGGTTTTAAAGCTTGTATACAGTCGGCCCTTGATATCTATCGGTTCCTGTTGATAATTGGCCGACGCTATATCGGCGCCCATAGCCTTGATTTTAGACATATACGACTTGTATGACAAAACCTCAGGACAAAGCATAGAACCATCGTCCTGCAACGCTTTCATGCAGATATGACGGACTTTAGCTCCCGATTCATAAAAATGCTCCAAAGCGCGGCCCGCTAAATCATCCGAAGCCCAGCGCGTCATAATTATTATAATTTTTCCGCCCTCCTCCAATCGGGAAAGCATAGTATCTGTAAACCATACCCAGTGCTTTTCCTTTGTCAATTCGTTATTTGCCTCCTCGGCATTTTTTATAAGGTCGTCGATAATGAGCAGCGTTGCGCCGAATCCCGTCGCCGTACCGGTCGGAGAAGTTGCAAGATAATTATTATATCCGCCCTCCAAGCTCCATAAATTCATTGCTCCGTCGCCGCGCTTAATCGATACTCCGGGAAACACGTCGGAAAAAACGGGTTTATATACATCGGCTTTAGCCTCCATTATGTCGTTACGAACGTTTTTAGAAAACATAGTTGAAAGCGTTTCGTTATATGAGCCCGTCATGATCTTTTGATTTTTATCGTTTCCCAGCACCCACTCAACCAGCAGTCCGGCAGTCCGAGACTTGCCATGTCGGGGCGGCTCGTTTACGATCATTACTTCGTCGTCAGACTGTATAAAATCCTGGAACTCATTACAAAGATCAACCAAATATCGTCTATCTGCTTTGTAGAAGTCAGGAGCCTTTAAATTACAGTAAGCAAAAAAGTCGCGCCTTGCAAGCTCGATTTTTGCTCCGAGCTTTATCAATTCTCTATCCACTGCCGATCAGCTTCTTTAATTCCTCTGTAGTCAAACCGGCATAAGGGTTTTTAGAATTAATCTCACCCGACAATTCAAGCTTACCGGTATATTCTCCGTCCATTTTATTCAGAGTATCTATCGCCTTGATTCTTGCCTCCGTTTTTTCATTACCGTCAGCCGCTATATCGCTTAATACAATCATGCGGTCCTTTCTTTTCATAATGGCGTTATCCTTAGCCTCTTCCTGAAGCTCGCTATACCTTACCAAAACCTTACCATCTGAAAACAAAGCGCTTGCTTTTACATCGACGGTTGTATCTTTCCATTTCTGTGAAGCAGGAAATGCCTCGCGGTAAGCCTTTCTCTGGCTCATTCCCTGGATGAGGCACTGCACAAATTTCTCATGTCTTGCATTTTCTAATACAGCCATTACAGGCTCACCTTCCTTTCGTTGGGCATAAGAAAAGCCCTGCTAAAGCAGAGCTTAAAAATTATCTTCTCGTATTAGGACCTAACGCTTCTTTTTTAACGTTATGCTCCTGATTCTGATTGATGTTCTTCTTTGTAGTTTTTACCTCTGATTTAAATTTTATTTCCTTTTCCAGCATACCACATCACCTCTATAACTATTATTTTTTGTTTTTAGAATGATATACATAAATTTTTCTTATTATATTTAAAAATAGAGCCTCTTTTTATTTGACATTTTTTGACAAATAGTATATAATAAATAAAACTTGTATAATCGGAGATTTAAATGGATGTAAAAGAATATATTAAAGAACGGCTTGATCCACAAATTGAGTGGTATAGTAAGAAATCTAAACATTGCCAAAAGCTCTATAAGACAATTCAAATTATTGAAATTATTCTGGCAGCCACTATACCGTTATTATCAGGATATTCAGATATTCTATTAATATCAATTATTATTGGCATTTTAGGAATTATAATCACCATTTTAGAATCTATAGCAAAACTAAATAAATACCATGAATACTGGATTCAATACAGATCTACTTGCGAAATTTTAAAATATCAAAAGCATATTTATTTAACTTCTTCTGCGCCATACAACAAAGAAGATGAATCTGTAGATAACTTATTTGTAAGAAATATTGAACAAATTATATCCTCTGAAAATAATCAATGGAAGTCCATTAATACAAAAACAAATAATAAATAAATTCACACTTCTTCATAAGTCTTTATAAAAATATCAGGTTTACATGGATATTTTTCTCCGTTTATGCCAGTTATAATATAATCTCCTTTATTTGCTTTCATATCCCCCTCTAATGTATGTATAATTAATTCTTCCTCGGATATATAGGCCTCTATAATTACAGGTTTTTTTCTGTATTTTTTAATAATCATAAATTAACTCCCCCCTTCTGAAAGGAAAAATATCATGAACACATATAATTTATTCATCAGTCATGCCTGGAAGTATAACAACGGTTATTACAAGGTCGTTGACTGGCTTGATTCTGCAGTTGCAAACAAAGAATTTAATTACAAAAATTATTCAGTACCTCAACATGATCCTATAATTGATCCCGATACAAATGTCGGGAAAAATCAATTAAAAGAATTATTAAAAATTCAAATTCGACCCGCATCTGCCGTTATTATTCTGTCTGGAATGTACACCGCCTACAGTGAATGGATCGATTTTGAAATTGATACCGCAATTTCTATGAAAAAACACATAATCGGCATAAAACCATGGGGTCAAGAACGTATCCCTAAAAAAATACAAGACAATTGTGATCAACTGGTTGGTTGGAATTCACAGTCTTTGATTAGCGCGATAAAAAATATTTAAGTTAAAAATTCTGTAATTAAGAGGAAGAGGATTACTGTTATGTTATCCTCTTTAATTTTTGATTACGGAAAAGCGAACCGGACGCTTTCACGCCCGGAAAGCCTACTGTTTTTCCCGTTGGCTTTTATTTTGGTTTTTGCCATCATAATAATAACATTTTTTATTACGGAATAAAAGGGTATTTCCGGGTGTTTTCGGGTTTATTTAAAAATATAATTTCAAATTCTTTAAGCGCATTTGGATGCAATACTTTTCTTGTATAATCAGAATCCTTACCAATATTTTCAGCAACATCCTCCCAAGGCAACCCGTTGATGTAGTAGTCACGTAATAGCGCGGAATATGTGTTATTCGGCATACTATAAATTTCGCGGCTTATCTTGATTTTCAGTTGCTCCGCCTTTTCCTTCAATGTTTTAACATCAGTTTCATAATCCACAGCCCGCTCAGCATTGCTTGCTACCTTTTGGGAAATAGCTCCATTATGCTGAGGCGGCAATTCGTTGTATGCAGTCGTTATACTTGTAGCCCTCTCTTCACATTGTTCTATAGACCGCTTTAATGATGCTATTTTTTTATCGATGTCTCGTATCTGCAATAAATACTCTTTAGTTTCATCAAGATTCACGCCCTTACCTCCTCGATCCTGAAAATATCAAGCCTTTTACCCGCTCTGATTATGTACCTTCTGGCGGCTCTTGCGGAATCGAACTCCAGGTACCCGTTATCGAGCGTTCCGAGGTAACGGCTGGTCAGCTTATTAAATACGCGGTATTTTTTAATCATATCAGTCTCCTTGACCTAAAGTTATATTTTATATCGTCTATTCTGTCAAAGTTACTGGACTGTCCCGGTCTGCCCTGCGGCAGTTTCGCCGCATGCAACGCTTTTGTCTCTTCCTTTGTCGCTAATCCGTTAAAATGACAATCGTCCTCATAAGGGCAGTTGCCGTTTAAGCAATCGTAAGGCGGATTGCATTTCGGTTTACAATACATCGTTAAATTTAATGTACTCCACAACCGACCCGATAAACTGGGAATTTGGCGGTTGTGATTTCCTGGAATCCCATCTCCCGAAGATGTCTTCCAAGGTTTTCGAATCGGCGCAGTCAAACGCTCTTACAATAGCATGCCTTATTGCCCTTTCAACCCTTGACGGAGTTGTGTCAAACTCCGCCGCTATTTCCGGATACAACCTTTTTGTTATTGCGTACAGATAAGTTTCATCATTAGCGACCATCAAAATTGCTTTCTTCAAGTATTCATAACCCTTAAAACTAAACGACATTCCCATACGTTTAAATATTTCATATATCTGCTTTTCACTGATATTCATTACTCTTTCCTCCTGAAATTTCCTCAATGCTTAAATCCGTGATATCCGCGCTTACATCACAAACATCCATTAAAACGCTTTTAACCAACGACTTCATATCCTCCGGTTTGTCCGTTTCAGCCGTAAGCTGAATCTGCGCCGTTGCCCTGACTATGTAGGTTTTCATTTTCAGACCTCTTTCATTTTAGCCCCGCAATTTGGGCAGTACTTGTATTCGCTGATTTCTACTGCCGTATCGGCTTCTATTGTTACTTTGAAATCGCATTCAGAACATCTAACTTCTGATAAATTGCAATCAATTAAAGCGGTATATATCCATTTTCCGTATCTCGTGGTTGGAGGACCGTATTCCTCGTATTCTTTCAACCATTCCCTCACTTCTGCCATTCCCCACATCGTCATATTGAGGAGAGCGAAAACTCCCTTAAGATCGTCTGTTCCAAATGAAAGGTTATCGTAGAGCATTTCGTCCAGCGTGTCATCGTTCATTTCATTTGCGGTCGCCGGACTGCCGTATTTGCTGCAAATCTCCCTCATAAGGTTGCGAAGTGAAATCTCTCGGTCAAAATCCCTATACCAGCACTCGCCGTCTTTTATAAAAACATGGTTATGAGCCAGTTCCGTCATGCTCATGTCGCTCGTGTTATCGCAAATCTTTCTAAATTGCATTTTAATCCCCCACACTCCAATCTATTGCCTGACCGCATTTCGGACAACAATCAAATTGTCCATCATAATCTATGTCATAGGATGAAGCGCAGCTAGGGCACTCATATATAAGCAAACTACCATCCTCGTTATAAGCTGAAACATTCGGCTTTTTCGGTATCCGCTTGTCGATTCTCTTGATAACATACTCTAAAATTTCTTCTATTTCTTCTTTACTTTTACTCATTTTCTTCGTCCTCCTCATACATATCAAGGTTTTCATTTATGTAAAACGGCTTGGAAGTAAAATTAATACTTAAATGATTTTTCTCAGGTATAGAAATAATCATTGTGCAGTTATTTAAAACTGCAACTTCTGTATCTCCCACTTCCATACTCTGCCCTTTGTGTTTTTCCGCGTACTTTTCGCAAAACATCCTCAATGCCTTATCTTCGTTAATCATTTTCTGTCCTCCTCATACGGAATAATATCTAAAATTTCAAATTCACTATAGTCGTGCGAATCGTCTTCTCTAACCGATATAACTTTTATACTCTCATTTAATTTCGGCAGACCATATGCGTAATATGAAATATCGCTATCGTCCTCAGGATCCGGCAAACTCTCAAGACTTTCTATATCTTCACATTCAACAATTATCGAATGCCGTATGATAGCTTTTTCCTCAATGTCGATTAAATATTTATTCAATTTCTTCTCCTTCCAACAGTTCGGGGTTGCTAAATAATATCTCCCTCATCGGTTACCTCCAACCTTTTCCTTTTCATAATTAGCGCATTTAAACAAGCTTTCAGCAAAATCCAAACCCGCTTGAATACCGGCGTAATATTTTTTGAGCCCATATAAATCACGGTCGTAATCATACTCCTTTCGAAGACGATAAGCTTCAATCGCTTGCAACGCTTTGTCAGTATCAATATTTTTTGCCTTATACATAGATTACCTCCTAATTTTTTATCCTCCCTGACTTTCATTAACAGCCGAATAGCTGTCGTTCGTTATTTCAATCTCCGTTCTTGGATTTTTCTTATCCACCTTGCCGCACAGTCTCAGGTCAATGTTGCTGAAGCTGTCGTCGGCAATAATACCCGCCTTTACAAGTCCGTCCAGTATAAACTTCCCGCTGTAGTTGTCGG